CAAGCAAACCCCAATCAGAAAGTAAAATTGAAATTGTATTTCTACGTGCTAGGTCATCCTTCGTGAAGTTTGAAGGTTTACCATCCAACATGAACAGTTCCTTGAAGTGAACGATGAAGTATCGACCCTGCTTGTGAAGAATATGACAACTCTGATAAAGAGTGTTTTCTTCCTTGCGCGAAGAAACGCCAATACGTGTCAGTGTCTCTCTGACCTTCAAAAAGTCATCAGGATCACCCAAGGTCACTTCCAGCATATCTGCTGGGGTCCATTGTATAATTTGTTCTTCGTTTTCCACAATTCTATTTATAAGAATTCTTACCTCGATTCACAGTTTCAGTGAATTGTTTTAAGTCATCATGACTCATCACTGATACTGCCTCACGGGCGCGAGTGCGAGAGTAACCATACGTTTTCACAAGAAGGTCTATCACCTGCTCATCAGGAAGACTCTTTGCCCATTTTGCAAAACGCTTTCGTGGTTTAATGCTTCCCTTTAAGAAGTCATACTGCATCTTCGAAGCAAGATGGTGATTCATATTCATTTCATTAGCAAGTAGGATAGTGTCCTGAAAGTAAGATAGTGAGCGATTGATAACAAAGGGAACATAGGACTTCGAAGGAGAATCAGGATTCAACTCTTCTTCCAGAGCATTACATCCATCAAAGAGACTCTTCTTGCTTGCGCTATTGATGCTGTTAAGAAAATCAAAGGGGCTCATTTCCATTTCACCCTTACCATGAGTTCAGTGAGACACGCCATAAGGTTGATCTCCTTATCAGCAACAAAGGAAGACTGGTAACCATACTTGGAAAGAATCAGAACTGCTTCTGGAATACTCGGGGGAGTCATGTATTCATAAGCAGAGTCATAGATTGAACGAAAGGTCACTGTGCCATCAAGATCACTGTTGTTTGATACCCACTTACGAACATTGACAAACTCGCCCCTTCGAAGCATTTCCATCATATCACGAAGACTCTCATCAGATACACTCACCAGAACATCAGTAGTCAATTCGCCGGAAGTAGAATGACGTTGACATTCATTGATGACTCGCCTCCAATCAGGAGAATGCTTCTTAATCAACTCAACCAAAACCTTGATATCGTAATCAACATTCTCGCTCTTCAGGATACTCTCTAGACGGCGAAGAAATGATGCCTGTAGCTTTTCAAGACTGGTCTTTTTGAAATTGAAATCAAAAACTGAACATCTTGAATGCAGAGGTTCAATGATTCGATTCTTGAAGTTGCAAGTCAGGATAAAGCGACAGTTTGAACTAAACTCTTCAATGAAGGAACGCAAGGCTGGCTGGGTGGAGTTGGCATTCAAATAGTCTGCCTCGTCTAGAATCACTAGACGAACCCCGCCATCCAGAGAGATGCTCGATGCGAAACTTCTAATTTTGTTTCTAAGGGTATCGATACCACCTTCCTCTGAGCAATTCACCATAAGATAATCGATGTTTAATTCATTGCAGATTGCCTTTGCAACGGTAGTCTTACCAAGACCAGCAGTCCCGGTAAAGAGCATATTGGGGACTTCACCAGACTTGACGATTTCAGAAAATGTCTTCTTCAAGTCGGTAGGAAGAACAACATCATTAATGCGTTGTGGACGATACTTTTCAACCCAGAGGAATTCTTTCATAATGCAATGTAGTATATCAAAAAAGTTGGTGGCTAGTCAAGAGGGGACTAGTAAGGCTACCACCATCGCCATCAGTTTTACTCAGTAGCTTCAGGGGTGCTTTCTTCTCCCTGACCTGCTTCTTGCGCAGTCTCTTCTTGTTGATTTGGTGCATGGTCATTCAAGAAGGCTTGAAGACGTTCACCAAGTTCACCAACTGGTTTGAGTTCATCCAAGTTGAAGGCACCTCGACGGCTTGCGACGTTGAGAACCGAAACCATGGACGCAATGTCCTTCATACTAATCGTTGTCTTTTCTTTTTCCATATGTGTTTTATACGTTGAATGTTGAACCCTTGTCCACTGCAACAAAGTAGTGTATTGGCAAAGACGTTGATTTGCTTTCCCACTTACTTATGAACTTTGATGAAATTGATACCTTGTAGTCACCGGGAATCAACTTCAAATTTGAAATTGCAAACTTGATATCAAAAACCCTGTCCGTCTTGTGATTCAAATGAACTGTATAGCTGTTTCCAATCTGATTGCCATCATCATTGACAGAGATAGTTGTATTCTCCTTACCATCAGACTTCATTTGAATCTTCGAAGAACCAATAATGCTTGCCGCTTTGGTAAGTTCGTTCAAGTGTGTTTGAGTCACTTCAACCTCAATATCAATCTCAGGGAGAGAAAGATCCTTGGTGACTGCTGTGAGAACACTTGGTTCAGAAAACCAATACTTACCCTGTCTTCCCCCACTAGAGAGTAGAAGGTGGTCTTCATTCAATGCCAATTCTGGGTCATTGAACATTCCCACAAGGGAAAGTAGTTGATTTAAATTGTGGATTCCAAATTTACGTTCAAACTTCTCGGTGACAATGGCAGTTCCAAGGATGGTTTTGTCTTCATTGATAGTCTTGATGGTGGAGCCAGCATCAACAACAAGATTCTCATTGATACTAGCGAAGTTTTTCAGGACCGTGAGTGTATTAGGTGATAGTTTCATAAATTAAGTGTCAATTGATTGTCATCAATTATATCAGAATTGCGGGTTTTGTCAAGTTCAAGCATGAAGAGCAAACAGCAAGCAGCATGTGCAGCATGATGGTATCCAGACTCAGGATCATTCTCCTCGTTTCTCTGTAGTGCCCACATATGTCTTTGTGCAGCAGCAAAGTATCGACTCCATGCACTATTCAGTTTCTTCCAGTTACCGGGGGAATACTTATTAGCACCAAAAGTCAAAACCTTGACAGTTTCTTCAAGGGCATATGGAGGAATCAACGAGTAGTCAGGCTTCTCTGAATCATACTTCATACCTTCTTGGTATTCCTCAAGTTCATCCTGATACTCATCATCATCACGAACAAATTGTGTGACGCTAGAGATGATTTGATTTTCTTGTTCTTTGGTCATGGTGAAAAAAAGTGGGAGAGGGAACTGAATCCCTCTCCCGATTTGTGGACTACTGGTTAGTGGTGGAGACTCCAAAAGGAGCAACCATATCACGGTAACCGCGTGCCATACCCAAGCCATAACGAGTCACACTTTGACCCTTGGAGTTTTTGCGCTTACGGGTATAAACATCAACAATCGCCTTCTTCTTAGTGAGATAGGAGCGCAAATCGGAAACCGTGGCGGTTGGATTTGCAATCTTCAACTGAGTCTTGATCTCTCCAGCAGTGAATTCCTTGCCAGCGGTGAGATGATCGAAGAGGCGTTTGATGTTAGTGGTGGAGTTGTTCATTCTTTTCTTTACTTTCTTTTGTTTGTTTGTTTTTGTTTCTTTTGGATCGATGCAGCGGGCATCGAAAGTGTTAGACGGTCTCCTCAACGGACTCAGTGGCAGCAGGGACTTCATCACCAAGCTTGTCGTAAAGGTCATTGAAGGAATCCTTGGTATCATTGTCAAAGCGACGAATGCAGAATTCAATTGCCTTCTTCTCATCTTGGAAGATGGAGTAAGTCTGGACAATGTGGCAGAGACGACGAGTCGAGATAAACTCTTCGACTCCTCCATCTTCAAAAGTCTTGCGAATCACTTCGCTCCATGCAGTGAGTTTGTCGGCAAACTTATCAAGCACACAGTCAAACTTCAACATGTGCTTCTTGATGATCTTGGTCTCAACAGCACGGGAAGGATAAGGCTGTTCTAGTGTTGCAGGGAATCGCTCAAGGAAGGCATCATCGATGATACCAGCAGCACTGTAGCGACCATCATCAGAGCCACGACCCTTGGTGTTAGCAGTAGCGACAACAGTGAAACCGCTGGCAGGAGAAATAACCTCACCAGTCTTCTTGACCAAAACTGGCTTACCTTCCAGAACACCTTGGAGACACATAATCTTGTTGGTGCCACGATCAATCTCATCGATCAGAAGAACAGAACCTGACTCCATTGCCTTGAGAACTGGACCTTTCTGAAAGACAGTCTCGCCATTGATGAGACGAAACCCACCAATCAGGTCATCCTCATCAGTCTCAGGGGAAATCTGGACACGAACATACTCCCGCTTCAATTGGGCACAAGCTTGTTCGACCATGAAGGTCTTGCCGTTTCCAGAGAGACCAGCAATGTAGAACGGAAAGAACTGTTTGCTCTCAAGGGCAGTCTTGAGATCCTTGAAGTGTCCCCAAGGGACAAATGTATCGTCCTTGGAGGGAACGAAAACAGAATCGTTGCACACAGATGAAACACTCGCGGAAAGATTCATTACCGTAGGAGCCTCTTGAACCGGAGCAGGGGCGGTCTTGCGCTTCGTCCTTGGTGCAGATTTCCGCTTCACTGAAACTTTGTTTTGCAGCCTTTCTGCTTGAACCTTTTGTTTGCGAGTCTGACCAAAGGAGTACATCCCCCTTGAGACTTTGTTCATTTTACGAACAAGATACCTTGCAGCATTCTTGTCGGCACCCATCGAAGAGAGCATGGACATCAAATCCTTTCGAGTAAAGGTACTCATCGGTCCATGCTCTTCAATCATGCGGGTTTTCAGTGTTTCTTCGTTGATTTTCATAATGTTGTTTCTCTCAATTACGTAGAACAGTCTATCAGACCCTTGGCTACCAGTCAACCCCCCTAGAGCACTTTTTTTCACTTTTTTTTCCATGCGTAAGTTGTTGATTTTTAGCGGTTTAGGAGATAATGTCCGAAAAAACATTCAAAAATCGACGAGAATCTTTGCGATTTTTGGTTGAATTCTTGAACTTCTTCATCAAATCACGAACACTTTTCTTGTCGGCGGCATCGAAGGTATCAGAACCAAGGTCAAGTTCATCATCTTCAATCTCAAGTCTTGCAGAATTCATCATGAAGTAGTGGTCATACCCAAGGCTATTAGAGATATGAGCGAATCCCTCTTTTCGAAGACTCTTCTTCAGATTTTCAACAAGAGAAAGACCACCCAATCTCCAAAAGTTACGGTTGATGTCTTTACTATGACCAATACGGTAACCAACCAGAGTGATATCAACCTCTTCACGAAGAGCCTCAAACAGTTTGGGAGTAGTAGCATACCCCTTGCCACGTACCCCGCTTCCAAAATCAACGGTATAGGGTCCGGGGGGATGCACCCGCGCTGATTCGCCATCAGTGAGAAACAGTGCAATCGTTTTCTGAATTCGATGAGTCTTTTGAAAACGTCGAATGATAGCAGCACTGATGACAATTGTTGAATCCAGTGGTGTTCCATGCATTTGTTCAATAATCGATTGCGTGCGAAAGTAGCCTCCCGAAGCTGGTGCCCAGAACCGAAAACATGCTTCTTCAAACTCACCCTTTTTCATGCGTGAGTTGACCAATTCAAAAACATTGGTAAAAGAAAAATTCAATTCGTTTTTCTCCCCAGCGTCACTAGGATTGGTGCGAGCACCACTAGTGAACCCATAGACTTCAAATGGAATTCCGACTTTTTTACAGAACCAAACCATGTTCAAAGTTTGCTCGACGACTTCTTGCATATATGCATTCATCGATGCGGAGTAGTCAACAACCATCACCATTCCATGATCCTTGGCATTGGCAAGATTGGTGACACTCTGAAAGATATCATCATCAATCTTGTAGCGATGGAGGGAATTCGTGTTCAGGCGACCACTACGAGAAACAGTAGCACGTTGGTACTGATAAGCCGCCTTCTTGCGTTCGAATTGAGTGGTGAGGTATTGGATTTGCTTCTCTTGCTTTTTCTTGAAGACCGCAAACGCTTGTCTCTGTACTGGACTCAGAAAAAGATCCTTGATGTGTGGGTTAATCTGTTGATATTCATGACGGGATTCTTTCACTTTCTCGTAAGAGTGAACCATATTCAGCAAACGCTTGTCTGAGGGAACATATATAAGTTCTTCACCCGTATGGTCAATATTCTCTTCAAGGTGATTTTCCATTTGCTTCAAAGTATCGCTCTTGAAGTCTTCAAGGTTGCTACCGGAATCGCCACCCCCATCATTGGCAGAAGAGTCGTCGCCCTCTTTTTGGTTCTTGTCCGCTTCGGCTGAAGAACCAGCAACCTCTTCTTCTTCCCCTTGGTCATCACCATCTTGCTTCTCAGCAGAATCATCAGTCTCGCCTTCTTGCTCCTCACCAGAACTGGAAGAATCTTGCTCATCACCATCTTGCTGTTCACCCTCACCTTCAGCATCTGATGGAGAACCAGTAACCTCTTCTTCTTCCCCTTGGTCATCACCATTACCGTGGTCCTCGTTCTGTTGATTCTCTTGGTCTTTCTTGATTGAGGAAACCAATTCTTTGGCAAGGTCAAAGGCTTCCTCTGGAGTCTCAGCAGCATAACACCGATCATAAAAGTCCTTTTCCTCATCTGTCATGGGAACATCAATGTGTTCTCCACACTTGGCATGAAGGTTTACCTTATCAATCTTCTTCATTGAACTAAGGTCTGCTGGAAGTTCAATAACATCATCCAGCAATCCCTTACGACCGTTGCGAAAGGAACGAATCAAACCGGGAAACTGTTCTTGAATCTTTCGCTCAATCCTAATATCCTCTGTGACATTCAATGCGTCAAAATACTGAGCACCAACTTCGTTGTTCCATCTGTCGAGCAACTCGACTGGAGTGTTCTTTGCATGAGAAACCTCATGCCCAATGATGTAGTCAAGGAAGTCAGTATCCTTGAAGTCCCACATCGGGAGAGTCAGAATCCGATTCTTTACATCAAAGGTTGCTGTATTGGATTTGGTTTGCCGAACCTCAATGTTCTCAGTGGCGAGGAGCTTTGCCAGTTTCGTTTTTGACTCTTTAACTTTCATGAGTCTCATTATCCACATTTCAGGCTTCCCGTCAACCCCTTAGAGCACTTTTTTTCACTTTTTTTTACGTTACCGTTAAAGCTGTTGATAATCAATGACTTACGGTCATCTGAGAGAAGTGATTTGGCTTCCGAAACTCGATTTTTCGGTCAAACTTGCCTTCCAGAACATCCTTTTTGTGTGAAATCACGAACACGCGAGTGTCGTCATCCAGTGTCTTGAGAATCTTCTGAAGGTTTTCAACTCCATCCGTATCCAGCGAAGAATCGAAAATCTCATCCAGAATCAGGAGATTGGTGTTCACACTATTCTTCATCTTGGCTACCTGTCTCCAAGCAAAGAGTAGTGCCAGATCGATTCTCTGTTTCTCGCCCTCACTGAATGAAGCATAGGTAAAGTTGTCTCGATGCCTTGAGCGAATGGTTTCATTGAATGCCTCATCAAGTTGAAACGAAACGAAGGAATCCAGAACACCAAGATACGAATTGATCAATCGATTCATGACGGGGAGATACTGACGAATCACTTTGGTTTTGATTCCGGTATCCTTGAGCATCTCTGCAATCACTTCATTATATCTCTTGGCATCCATCTCAGATGCTCTTTGATTCAGCAATTCATCCTTGGTGTTTACATCATCAAGTAATGCTGCTTGTGCCTTACTCACATCTGCACCACTGTTGTTCTGAATCTTGGATTGGAGTTTTGAAATCTGATTCTGGTATCCAGCCACTGTCTTTGCATTACTATCAATGATGTTCTTGGCTTCAACCAAATCATTGCGAGCATCAACGGCAACCTTCATCTGTTCGTGTATCTCAATACCCTTGGTCTTATTCGATTCAGTCTGAGCTTGGATTTCTCTTGCAGATTCTCTTAGCTCTTTCATTCGTGATTCACGAAACGATTCTTCGATCTTTTGACCACAGGTATGACATTCTGACTTGCCCTCATAGGTCTGTGCTTTACTGGCAATGTCTTTTGCCTTGTGCTTCAACTCAACATGCTCTTCAGACAATCCCTTGGAAATAGCACTGAGTCTTTCAATCTCCTCCAAAGCCGTATCCCAACAGGCATCATACTTCTTTGTATGCTTGGCAGTCTCTTCATTGAGCTTGGTGATGTTTTGTGTTAGTTCCTGAATATCAGATTCATACTCCTGAACCTTCTGGGCATCAATCCCCATCAATTCTTGAATATGCTCAGATTGAAGTGATATGCGACTCTTGAGGTTTGCAATCTTTGTTTCCAGACCATCAATCTTACCACGTAGATCAAGGTTGCGCTCCTTTACCAATCCATTCATCTTTGTGAAGATACCAATATCCAGAAGGTCTTCAATGACTTCTCTTCTGGCATTTGCAGACAACTGCATGAATGGAACGAAGCTACTTGAACCAAGAACAACCACCTGATGAAAGGTCTTGTGATTCAATTTCAGGATATTCGTTTCCAGCACCTTCTGGTAATCCCGTGAATGTGATTCCTGATTCATCAGTTTGCCGTTCAACCAGATTTCAAAAGTGTTTGGCTTGATACCACGAACAACTTTGTATTCTGCACTGCCAACAGAAAACTCAACTTGAACTTCACAGTTCTTTTGATTGATGCTGTTCAGAAGTTGAGGCTTATTGATGTTGCGGTGAGGTTTCCCAAACAGTGCAAAACTCAATGCATCCAGCATAGTGGATTTACCGGAACCATTGGAACCAATCACCAGAGAGGAACGAAAGGCACCAAGGTTGATTCGAGTTGGTGTATCACCTGTGCTTAGGAAATTTTTGTATTGTATAGATTTAAAGCAAATCATTATGTAACATCAAGTGTTTGTGCCTCATTATAGAAGGACTTGAGTATTGCCTTGATTCTCTCCTTGTCGAGATCCGTCTCAATTGCATCCACATAGGAGTCCAGCAGTGTTGAGGTATCCTCAAGTGAAACTGAAGCATCCGAAATGGAATCACCCGTGAACTCTTCAAAGCTCTCAATGATTTTAAGATCAAATGGCTCATGCGACTGTATTGTATCTATAAACCTGTCAAACTGAAATGGGTCTTTCTTGTTGACCACTACCACCTTCACAAAGCAGTTCTTGATTTCATCTGAAGGTGGAACAGGTTGCGTTTTCGAATCATTAAACTCAACTCGATGAAACAAACGATGTGGATTTACAATTCTTTCTAAGGAACGTGTCTCAGTGTCCAAGACATGAAATGCTTTCTCATCAACGGCATCACTCCATGTCAACTGATACTGAGTCCCCAGATACTTCACATTGTCCTTCTCACTGGCAGTGTGATAGTGACCACTCAGGACCATCTCATAACGAGAAAAGAGTTTATGATCCATGCCATGACTCTTGATATCTGCATTACCGAGATACTTGAATCCTTCAAGTTCAAGGTGCCCCATCAGGATAGGAGCAGCAGCAGTCTTGATAAACTCCATGCATTGCTCCTGATTATCATCAGTGATCCAAGGGAGCATTGCCACATCCAGACCAGAATCAAAATGGAGGATTGTTGGTTTCATGTGAACCTTTATGCAATCGTAATGAACCAACTGCTCTGTTAGCGAACAAAGGTCATTGGTATTCTTCCAGTAGACATCATGATTACCGGGAACGATATGCATCGTAATACCAAGTCTTTCAAGTTGATCAATGAACATCTCACGATTCCGTTTCAGCACCTTGTAGTTGACAAACTTGCGATGCTCAAAGTAATCGCCCAGATGGAGAATGGTCTTGATGCCGTTCTCCTCACAGTAAGGAAAGAAGACATCACCATAGAACTTCTCCATGTAATCGAGAAAGATATCACTTCCATTCTTCACACCAGAGTGTGTATCGTTTAGAATTGCAATCTTGCTGCTCATTATTACTTCATGAATTTCTCAAGGGGTTTCTCCCTGTTGTCTTCTGATTTGCGCTTTATCTTCTTTCCGAATTTATCGATAGCAATGTCTCTTTGTCGAATCTTATCTGAACGATTTCTAATCCTCTCGACAATCGACTGCCCAAGGTCTGTACTATCAAAGTCACCAAAGGATTCAATTCCGGCATGTTCGATATACAGTTCCTTGATATCCTGATGTTTCTTCTCCTTCTGAATCCTACGCAAGAAGGCATAGTAGGAAATCTGGGTGAAGTAAGCAAATGCGTTTGGATTTCCAGTACGAGTCGTCTTGGTCACATCATAATTGTTAATCGCCTTGATGCAATTCTCTACTGCATCCATGACCATTTCCTCACGATATGTGTAAGATGAGAAATTCGGTTTGTGTGAGAGACCTTCAGCTATCTTGAGAAAACAAGTCCCAATGTATTCAGTGATGATTGGAACATCCTCTCCAGTCTCCTTTGCCTGATTCGCAGCATTCACATACTCAACCACCGCATGGGAAAACTCCTTGTTATTGACATAGTGTGCTCTGGGTTCTCGTTTCATTTCAAAAATTATAGCACAAAAGAGACTTGAAATCAACCCCCCTATGACACCCATTCAGGAGGGGTTGACATGACTTGACATTTCGTGTATAATTGCTTTGAATTCAGCACAAAGTAAGAGAATCAGTTCCGTGAAAACCAATTGGAACCTAAAGAGTCAAGGTCATTGGAATCATTTACATCATTATCAAGGTATGATTTGAGTTGTTCAGAGTACTTATCTAAAGCTATTGTAAACGCTACAATAGCAGAATAGTAAGTTTCTTTAAGCATCATTGTTGCTTCACTTCGTCCAATGATGTTTCGTTCATTAAAGATGAATGTGGTATCAAGATTCTCTGGTACGTAAGGAGCAAGTTTCTGCTTGAAGTCTATTTCACGAATTTCAAGAACACCATAGACTTCAATCAAGCCATTAGTGTAATTGTAGTCTGTCTCTTCACCAAGCACTCTTGATCCATCAGCAAGAGTATAGACACAGACATGAAGCTCTTCCAAGAACTCTCTCATTTCATCATTCATATTTTTATTTAGTTGATGGGAACCTCGTATAACCTGTAACTGAATTCCTGACTCTCATAGATTTTGATTCTTTCCACTGCATGATTCATAGTGTAGTTCTTTCTTCTCTTCCAACTCAGATTATCAGAAATATCATAGACCGTAGTCGGCTTGCCGTCTTCAGGTCTCCTTAATCCTCTCCCAATGGATTGCAACACCTTGATTTGACTCTTGGTAGGTGCAGCAAATATGATGTTATTGAGATTGCGAATATTGATTCCAGTAGAGAAGGTTCCTAACGAAGCAACAATGATTGTATTTCTTTGTGTTTCTGTAAGCTCACGAATCAGTTCCCTCTGGTCAGCAGACACAGCACCAGACACAAAGTAAACTTCACGGTCCTTGGCACTCTTTTTGAGTTTTTCATACAGTGGTTTTCCATGCTTCTCGACAAGGTTGTATAGCACCAGTGTGTTGCCTTTTTGGTCTAGTGTTAAGTTTTGAATGAATCGATTACGTGCCTCATTAGATACCAGAAAGTCAATTTCCTCTTGATACTTCTTTTTACCAAATGTCTTTCTTACCTCATCAGAATACTTCATTACCAGACATTGAATATTCAACTCAGCAAGAGTTTGATTTTCAATAAGTTCCTTTGTGGAAGTGACGTTGAGTGGTTCCCCAAAGTGACCAGTCAACACTAGTTCATGAACCTGAGTCCCATCTAGTGTTCCTGTAGTACCAATACGTATCCAAGCTTTTGAGAGGTTTCCCATAATCGTGTTGAGGGACTTGGCTTTTGCTGTATGAGCTTCGTCACAAATAGCCATACGAAAAGAATCGAACCAACCTTTCTGCATTCTGAAAATTGATTGCCAAGTTGTTATGACTATCCTCCCAGTAAAGCCAACCTTTTCCTTGCCGGAATATATCTTATGAATATTTTCTTCAGCATTCCAATGGTTCTGTTTCGAGTAGTCCTCAAAGTCCTTTGCCATCTGTTCGACCAGAGACGTTGTTGGGACAATCATTAGAATGTTTCCTTCGTGGTTATCTAAGAACCACCGACAACCAAGATAAGAGATAAGTGATTTACCTGATCCTGTAGGAGAAATGATAAGTCTCCTCTGATCTTTTATCATTGTCTCCAATCCCCTAATCTGAAAGTCTCTGGGTTTGAATGGGAGGTTCAACCCATCGATGAATGAAGGTATGTCTATCTCCTGCTTTCTCGCACCAACATCAGGATGAGTTTCGATTTGATATCCTCTCGACTCACACCAATCCTTCAAATTTTTCAGCAGACCGGATGGGATGGTTTTGTCCCTACTATTAAGTAAGCGGATCTTTCCATCCCAAAGCTTGTTTCTGAATGAGGGCATGAAGCGATAGCCGGGGACATGGAAAGTGTAGTGGTCTGCAATCTCTCTTAAAACGCCTTGGTCATCGCATTCAAGCATGAGAGAGGATTCGTTTCTCTTATGGACTTCGATGCAACTCATTCTGAGGGAAACCACCTTAAGACATACTGAGTCTGATGTCCTTCAGTGGGGTAGGTCTCCATCTGTATTCTAGCTCCTGTGATATCGCTATAGTCAATGGTTCTCTTCGTGCCATCTTCGGCAATTGCTGTGACTTTCACATAACCCTTTTGGGTATGTAGGGCATCAACATTGTTCCAACCAGAGTAGATGACGATATAACCCTCTGTATACGGGAGTCCCCTCACAACTTCCTGAAGGCTATCCCCACGGATTGTTTCTGCTGCAATTGTCTTGCCATTCAGGAGAATGACTGGTTCTTCAGCCTCTAGTGCTTTGATACCAAAAACACTCAACATGCTTTTGGTGACTTCGATTCGATGGAGATATCTTTCTTCATTCATCATATTATCTATATTCATGCACCAGCAGTAAACTTCTTCCAATCGATTATATTTCGGATATTCTGGTGACGCCACTTGATGTTGTCCATGATATCAATCAGAGTATCGATGATGACTTTTTTATATTCAATCTGTGATTCAATCTTGCTCAGGTCAGGGTCGGTTTTGTAGTAGTACTCCATGTTTGTCTTGAGTGGTTTGGACATTCCATCGAATGGGTCATACTTCCATCCTCTTTCCTCAATGTCACCCTTGGTCATCTTTCCCTCAAAGTACAGCCATTTGTCCTTCCGCATGGAATCGAATTCCACCTGCTTCTGCTTCAAGCCCAATTTTGCGATGCTGAGAAGCGACAGATACTTCGCATGAAGTTTTGCGGAATTTATGCTAGTTTCGTCTAGATTGATATTGTCAATCTGCGAATCCTCCTCCCACATATCAAGAATCTCATTCAATGTCATTGGTATTATATATGCTTACAGTTCTCAAAGTGGTACCTTTTCATGTTCGAACTACCACCTTCTTTTCCACAATGAGGGCAAGTGATTTTTGGCTTGGGTTTACCCTTCTGGGCATCACTCATTTTCCTCTTGGTTTCTTCGGAAAGCTTTTTACCATAATTTGGGTGATTTTCGCCTTCATATTTACCCCTCATTGCTTCACTTAATTTCTTCTTGGTTTCTTCAGAAAGCTTTTTGCCATACATTGGGTTCTTTTCACCCTTATTGGCATCACTGATTTTCTTCTTGGACTCTTCGGAATGTGTTTTACCATACAATGGGTGATTTTCGCCTTCATATTTACCCCTCATTGCTTCACTCATTTTCCTCTTATGTTCTTCAGAAAACTTTCGACCCTCATTTGTATTACCACCTTGTCCTTCTTCCGGTATCATATTTGCAAAATCTTTAGATTCTACAATATTCCATTTTTCAGAGTAATCCAAGGCGACCCCCTTGAATTCATCTTTATCCTCAGTCTGGAAAAGAACCTCTGTGGTCACATCATTACCGTGCTTTTTGATGTGTTGTTTCCAATGGATTCCAGAGCCTTCGTAGGTATGAGGATCTTGAACAGTCTTACCGAGGTATTTGAGACCCGTCTGATTATGGGTCTTGAGGTATAAGTAAATCATGCTGCATACTTTCGTTTAAATAGGTTATTGTAGAGTCCTTGGAGAGTGCAATCTCGCGAAGGACATTTTTTCTTCTCTTCTATTTATACAAATCGATTTCTGCCCCTATAGTATAGCGAACCTATCGTACCGGAAAGTGACATCTGCTTGAAGATACTCAACGTCTTGGGCTTGGGTCGTAAATTCGACACCACTCAGATTGGTAGGAAAGGCACTGATGAATTGAAATTGCTTGTTGACGTTATTGTGTGATGTCGTTACAGATAGAATCATGTCACTGTATGAGAGTGTTCCAGCAGTGATGTTGCCAGTTATCCAATCATGAATCTCACGATAGTTCTTCATATCTTCATCAATGACAAAGCGAATAGTCATAGCTCCATATTGTGCTCGTTCACCGGGAGAGTATGAGATGCCCCCACGAAAAGGAGACGAAGTTTCACCAAGCGCAATTTCAGGGATACTGAATGTGGTCACAAAGTATTCGACATTCGCATACTTGGTCTTGTCAATCACTAACTTGAATCCAGTT